AACGGGCACAGCCAACCAAATCACAGTGGTCAATGGACTGGTTGAGCCAGTCGTGAGCATTGCCTTAAACCCAGTGTTGCCCGGTACTGCAAGCGTTACCGTGCCACAGGGTGCTACCGCCTTGCGCCCCGGATCTCCCCAAAACGGGATGCTTCGCTACAACACCGATCTCGGTTTGCTTGAGGCCTACCTGAACAACGCTTGGTCCAGTTTGGCCTCCGGCTCTGGCGTGACCTCGGTTTTGACCGGCACTGGCTTGCAGGGTGGCCCGATCACTTCCACGGGAACCATTTCCATTGCCAACACAGGTGTGGTGGCTGGCAGTTATGGGTCCACGTCGCAGGTTCCAAGCTACACAGTCAACGCACAAGGCCAACTGACTGCTGCCGCGAACATCACGATCTCGCCGACCGACATCGGTGCAGTGACCTCTGTTTCTGGAACCCCGAACGAGATCGCATCGACTGGTGGTCAGACGCCCGTGATTTCGCTGCCTACGGCCATGACGCTGACAGGCAAAACGATCTCGGGTGGCTCTTACAACATGACCGCTGCTTCTGTTGCGTCTGACCAAGTCACGACCAACACCGCAGCGCAGACGCTGACCAATAAAACGATCAGCGGCTCGACGAACACCCTGTCGAACATCGCCAATTCATCGCTGACCAACAGCTCCCTGACTGTTGGCACGACCAACATTGCTTTGGGTGCGACAGCGGCGACTCTTGGTGGTCTGACTTCTGTTGCCGTCACTCAAGACCCAATATCCAATTTTGAGCTGGCTACCAAGCAATACGTTGATGGCCTCGTGTCTTCTGGCATCACGTACCACACACCAGTCAAGTACGAGGTTCCGAGCACCACGGGCAACCTCAATGCAACGTACAACAACGGCACTGCTGGTGTTGGCGCTACCTTGACTAACGCAGGCACGCTGGCCGCTTTCACGCCTGATGGTGTGGTGGCATCGGTCAATGACCGCATTCTGATTTACAGCCAAACCAACCAAGCACAAAACGGTGTCTATACCGTCACAACGGTCGGCAACGGCTCCACGCCTTGGGTGCTTACACGAGCGACTGATGCTGACTCGTATGGCCTGAAAGATGTTAATTCGCTGGGCAACGGTGATGCGTTCTTTGTCACTTCTGGCGCTACTGGCGCTGGTGAGACATACGTCTGCAACACCGCAGGTGTGATCACCTTCGGCACAACTGCGATCACATTTGCACAGGTCTCTTCGTCAACGGTTTACACGGGCACTGCGCCAATCGTGATCACCGGCTCGGACATCTCCCTGTCAACTGTTCCGGTGAATCTTGGCGGCACAAACATCACTTCGTACACTGCGGGTGACTTGCTGTATGCCACTGGCTCCACAACATTGACCAAGCTGCCGCTCGGCACTTCTGGGCAGGTTTTGAAGTCAACCGGAACCGCTCCTGCGTGGCAGTTGAACCCGACATATTTGCCAATCGTGTTGCATGACACATCGTCAGTGCAAATTTCGGTCGCAAGTGGCTTCTTGCCTGTTTTGCTGCATGACGGTGTAACCACAGTCGATGTTGCTTTATTTTGAGGAATAGAAAATGACCGCACGATACCCACTCGTAATTTCTGGTGTCACGATTGAAGAAATTCAGGTCGGTGACACCTACAACTTGTCTCAAGGGGCGAGTCTTCCACTGACCACCGGCGTCACCGGCGTCCTCCCAACGGCCAACGGCGGCACAAATTTGTCAACATTCACGGCAAACGGTTTGCTGTATGCGTCAAGCACGAGCGCTCTGGCCCAATCCGCGAACCTTTCTTATAATCAATCGACAAGCGTGCTGACTGTTGGGACAGGCACAACTGGCGGTATCTCTGGAGGAACCTTCTAATGGCGGCTACAAACTTCACCCCGATCTCGCTGTACCACACGACAACAGCGGCAGCGACACCTTCGTCCGGCAACCTCGTCAATGGCGAGCTTGCAATCAACATCACGGACGAGAAGTTGTACTTCAAGAACACCGCTGGCACTGTGAAGCTGCTGGCCTCGTCTGCTGGCGCTGCAGGTGACGTTGTAGGCCCAGCATCCGCAACAGACGGCGCTTTGGCTGCTTTTGATGGCACTACAGGCAAGCTGATCAAGCAAGCGGCAACTGTCACAGTGGCTCAAGGCGGTACAGGCGCAACGTCCCTGACGGCCAACAACGTCTTGCTCGGCAACGGAACTTCTGCCCTTCAGGTGGTGGCTCCCGGCTCAACAGGCAACGTGCTCACATCCAACGGCACGACTTGGCAATCAACAGCGCCAGCTCCCGCTGGTATTTCAACAGGCAAATCCATCGCTATGGCGATGATCTTTGGATTCTAAGGAGCAATCATGGCAAACCCGAACATCGTAAACGTCACCTCAATCTATGGGGTCACAACGTACTTAACGCCCAGCACCACAAGTCCGACCGTATGGACTGCGCTGACGCCTGCTGTCAACACGGTCAACAAGGTCAACAACATCGTTGCCTCCAACGTGACTGGCACTGCTGTTGCGGTTACTGTGTCGATCAACAGCGCAACCGGCGGCGGCGGTACAGCTTTCGACATCGCCTTCCAGATCAGTGTGCCAGCCAATGCTTCGCTCATCATCATTGACAAGACCACGGCAATTTATGTCGGTGAGACTCAATCTATTGTGGTGACTGTTGGCACTGGTAGCGCAATTGAACTGACATCTTCTTTCGAAGCAATCACCTGATAGGAGTCGCTCATGTCGATGCGCTATCAAGCGGGGATTTTGACTGCCTCATACTTTCCATTGAAGGTGCCTGACGCGCCCACAATTGGCACATTGACCAATACTGGAGCGACAACGCTTTCAATTGCTTTTACAGCCCCATCTAACGTTGGTGCTGGGCCAATTACTGGGTATACAGCGATTGCAACGGACTCTTCGAGTGGTGCTACTTTTACTAGCACAGGGTCTTCTTCGCCAATAACAATCAGCGGCCTAACCACGGGTAACACGTACACCGCAAGAGTCGTTGCCACAAATGCATTTGGCTCAAGCGCTCGTAGCGGGGCAAGCAACAGCGCCGTGCCAGCGTCGCTTACTGGACAGCAGGCGTACACAACTGCTGGCACATACTCTTGGGTTGCTCCTACTGGGATCACAAGCGTTTCTGTGGTTGTTATCGGAGGCGGTGGTAGCGGTTTTTCCGGCCACGACTCTTGCGGAGGCAACGGCGGAAGTCTTGGTTACAAGAACAACATCACGGTTGTCCCCGGCACCTCATACACAGTTGTTGTGGGTGCTGGCGGCGCTGCCCCCGGCTCCCAAACCGCCACCTCAAACGCTGGTGGGGAAAGTTATTTCATCAACACCTCAACTGTTCAAGCGAATGGCGGCTCTGGTGGCAATGGATCAAACTTGGGGCCAACACCCAGCAATGGAGGTTTTAATGGGGATGGTGGCGGCGCTGGAGGCGCTGGTCGATCTGGCAGTACGCGTTCGGGTGGCGGCGGTGCTGGTGGCTACAACGGAAACGGCGGAGAAACTGGTTACGCTATACAAATTAGCGGCCCAAACGCAGGAAGTGGAGCCGCGAGCGGTGGTATTTCACTCAACGACGTGAACGGCGCGGCGGGTGGTGGCGTTGGTATTCTTGGTCTTGGCGCAACAGCCACAGCACCTGTGTATGACCAAAACGCTTGGGGTAATGGTCTTTGGACGTACTCATTTCCAAACGCTGAAGCATTTACCGCAAGTCAAGGTGGAAATGCTGGTTCTGGCGGAACAGACCCAGTTGCTGTAGCGGTTAGCGGCGGCGCTGCTTATCCTTTCAGAACCGATGGTGGCCTTTATGGCGGGGGTGGTGGTGGTGCTTACAACAGCAACGGTGGTCAAGGTGGTCAAGGCGGTGTGGGCGCAGTCCGCATCATCTGGCCCGGAACCACCCGCCAATTCCCATCAACAAATACAGGAAACTTGTAATGCCTAATTTAACTGGTCTTTGGACATCAAGACAGCAGTTGCAGGCGCGTGGTGATTCTCTCTGGCCTGCAAGGCCGGGGACTCCAACAATCGGCACTGCTACAGCAGGAAGTCAATCTGCTTCTGTTGCATTTACCCCTCCAAGTGACATAGGGTATCCGGGGTCGGTTACTTACACAGCAACGTCTAGCCCCGGTGGATTCACTGGTACTGGCGCATCCTCGCCGATCAATGTTACTGGGCTAACAAACGGCACTGCTTACACATTCACTGTTACAGCAACCAACTCAATTGGCACAAGCTCCCCCAGCGCGGCGAGCAATAGTGTTACCCCATTCCTCCCAGTTGGTCAGGAGGCATTTACAACCCCCGGAACATACAGTTGGATTGCTCCTACGGGAGTCACTTCTGTTTCCGTGGTTGTGGTTGGCGGTGGTGGTAGCGGCTTTTCTGGGCATGATTCAAACGGTGGTGGTGGCGGCAGTCTTGGCTACAGAAACAACATCACGGTTGTGCCGGGAACAAGTTATACGGTTTCTGTTGGTGCTGGAGGTGCCGCT